ATGGCTCTTTCGCCGGAAGTATCTTTTGAAGATATCGAGGATGACAGCGATGTGATTGAGACTTCAAAAACGTACAAAATTGATTTTGAAACAGGCAGGATGACGGGTGATATGATTTCGGGGCTGGAAGCCGTGGAACAAATGGTTTGTATGGCGCTGAGAACCGAGCGCTACGCATACGCCGTTTACAGCCATAATATCGGAAATGAACTGCAGGAGGTTCTTTCAGATCATGAAACGACCGACGCTTATAAAGAAATGGAGATACCGAGATTGATCGAGGAAGCCCTCATATACGATGACCGAATTTCGGCGGTGACCGACTTCGAGATTGAGCGTCAAGGCGATGCCTTCCACGTGTCCTTTTCGGTTGAAACCGATGAAGGGACATTGGAAATCGAGGAGGTGATTGGGGAAGATGTTTGAAGACCAGACATTTGAAGAGATCATGGAACGCATGCTTGAGCGGGTTTCAGATGAGATTGACAAACGTGAAAACAGCGTCATTTGGAATGCGCTTGCCCCGGCAGCCGCCGAGCTGGCGCTTTCTTATATTTGGCTTGATCAAGTGCTGAATTTGGTTTATGCGGATACGGCTGAAGGCGAATATTTGGACAGAAGGGCGGCTGAGGCCGGTCTTGAGCGCTATCGGGCGTCAAAAGCCATATGGTCTGCGGCATTTACGGATGGAGTATCGGTTCCCCCCGGAACCCGTTTCTTTCTGGAAGATTTATATTTTACCATGCTCGAAGACGGCAAGCTGGAATGTGAAACAGCCGGGACAAAAGGAAACGCCAATTTTTCGGGGCGGCCTTTGCTTCCGCTCGATACCATTCCCGGGCTTGAAAAAGCGGTTATGGGAAGCCTTGAAATTCCCGGCCGCGACGAGGAGACGGATGAATCCCTGTATGAAAGGTATTTAATCCGCGTCCGTAGGGAAGCGGTCAGCGCGAATCAGCTGCATTACAAACAATGGGCCGAAGAAGTGGACGGCGTAGGCAAAGCGAAGGTCTTTCCGCTGTGGAATGGCGAGGGAACCGTAAAGGTTGTCATTACAAACGCGAAAATGGAGCCAGCCACAGACGCATTAATCGAAAGAGTCAAGCAGTATATCGATCCCGATCCGGGCAAAGGGGAAGGTATGGCGCCGATCGGAGCTTATACCGCGGTTGAAAGCGCTGTATGGAAAGACGTGAGCATATCTGCAAAAATCATACCTGAATCAGGCCGGACGATCGGTGAGGCCAAACAGGAAATTGCAGAAAAAATCACTGAATTATTTAAAGAAATGGCTTTTAAAGAAAGCGTCATCCGTCTCTCGCAGATCAACAACATGATCTATGAATCGTCCTCTGTCAGCGACTATTCGGAAGTCTTCATCAACGGGGAAGCGAAAAATCTGCAGTTGACAGAAACGGAAATTCCAAAGCTGGGGCAGGTGACCATCATTGAGCAAGATTGATGAAATGGCTTTTCACCTGCCGCCATACTTGATGGAAATCCGGGAAATTCAAGAAATTATAACGGCTGAAGCGCCTGAATTTGAGAGGCAAAATCAAGAGATTTTCGATATGACGGACCAGCTTTTCGTCACGACGGCCACATGGGGGCTGGACAGGTGGGAAAAGATTTTGAATGTCAGACGCGAGGCTTCGGACGGCGTCGATATTCGAAGGGCCCGTCTGTTAACCAAGATGTCCAATATTCCGCCGATTACAAGCCGCTCGATCGAGCGCGCGGTTAATGCTTTTTTAAAACAGCCGTCCGCATCCGTCAGACTGACGGCCGGACGGTATCATTTTTTGCTGAGTGTAAACGGAGAGGATCTGCAGTTTATACCTTCAATCATTCAAACCGTCAATCATATGAAGCCCGCCCATTTGGCTTATACATTCCGGGGCGGGTTTCATTATGAATGTCGGCCGCCGAAAAGCATTCATGACAGGCTCGTTTTAAGAAGCAAAAACGGCTTTTTCGGTACGATACCGGTCTATTTGGACGGACAGTATCTGCTTGATGATGCATTCTACTTGAACGGTTTTCGAGAAATCGACGGACTGCCCCGCAGGTTTAAACAGCAGCTCACACTGCGCCACAAGAAGCGGCAATACATTCGGTCCGCCTCCAGCTTTACGATAAAGACGGCCGCTGAAAACCGGCGGAAACAGCAAACAAAAGCTGGCATGAAAACCGGCATTACCAATCAAAACAAAAAGGTCCAATCCTTCAAAATCAGCTGCAAATGCGAACATGAATTTAAGCAAGCAGGCGCGCTTGAAATGAGAGAGAAGTGGTGGACGCTAAACGGCGCATTTTTGCTCGACGGTACAAAGCAGCTGGCAGCAGCGGCGCAAAAAATCGCATTGTAAAGGAGAAATCAAAATGGCACAACAATTAACAGTGACAACGCTTTATGCGAGACAGCAAATGGCAAAAGCACGGGCTGAGGGCGGCAAGCTCACCAAAATCACAAAAATGGCTTTCGGAAACGGAGGTACAAACGATAAAGGCGAACCCGTTCCTCTGCAGGGCAACGAACAGGCCCTGAAAAACGAACTTCTGCAAAAGGATATCGACGGCTTTGCCTTTATGGAGCCGGCGAAAGTCCGCTATACATGTACATTGGGAGAAAGCGAACTCGCAGGGGAAACGATCAACGAGCTCGCCCTTGTCGATGAAGCCGGAAAATTCACAGCGGTCAGAACGATGACAGACAAGCAGAAAGACGGCGACATCGAGTTCGTCTTTGAAATCGACGACATTTATTAAAGGAGCTGAAACAAGGTGGACATCCAAAAACCGAGACGCTTTGAAACAACAGACCGCGCCCATGCCGACTTGTTCAACGAAGCGATAGATCAGCTGAATGTAAACGATGAACGGATTGCAAAGCGGGCTGAGGAAGCTGAAGAAAGGGCTAAAACGTATACTGATGCCCATGCTAACGACCATTCGATTCACATCACCGACAAAGAGAGGGAAAAATGGAGCGCGGGGCAGTTATATAAAATAACCGAAAATAACGGAAAAGTCTTTTACAGAGGCAGTTCAGAAACAACAGATTTTAACACTTTGACAGAAACCGGCATGTATCTCATCTATAATGAAGGAATCAACTCGCCACCTTCATCAAATCGGATATTTTTGCTTGTCATGAGTTTCGGCAATACCTTGGTTCAGGCAGCTTATGAATCGTACAAAGGGACACAGTCGTATTTTAGATTCAGAAAATCCGATTCAACAACATGGACGCCATGGCAGACCCAGGAAACGACCAGTGGAGCACAGGCCAAGGTTGATGCTCATGAACAAAATACGAATCTCCATGTGAATGAAGATGAACGGGAAAAATGGAACAATGCACAGTTATATAAAATTACTGATAATAATGGAACGCGCACAAAACTGCCGGATGGAACGGATTTATTAACGCTGCCGACAGGTTTTTATTATGCTATGGGCCATGTTGTTCAAAACAACCCTGTAGAAAACGACAGCTCCTGGTTTAATTACGATGTAATTGAAACTGGCGCTGGAAGAAAGACCATCCATGCGTGGCGGAGCTATGATAATACTTTATGGCATGGAACAGTTCACACAGATGGACAGTTTCGAGAATGGAAAAGAGTAGTCACAAACGCCGATTTAAACGTTGCTTGGCAGACTCCAACGTTGACAAATGGATGGAAACAGTATGGGTCGCACAAAGTCCGGTTTTGTAAAAATATGCTTGGAGAAGTCGAAATTATCGGATCAATAACGGGCGGGACGATTGGCTTTGATATTCCTGCGTTTACGCTGCCTGAGGGGTTCCGCCCGATTCAAGCGATGTACTTTATAGGTGTTGCATCAAGTATAGGTACTGGGTCAATACCGCAAATCCACCGGACACTGATCGATACTGACGGAAGGGTATGCATTCAATCCAGTTCAAATACAGTAAATCCAAACGAGTTTATTACTTTCGGGTTTAAGTTTAGAGCTGCATAGCAAAATGAATAGATTACTTTTTCACAGAGGAGGGTTAATATAAATTGGACATCCAAAAACCGAGATCTTTCAGAACGACGGACAGAGCCCATGCCGATTTGTTTAATCAGGTTATCGACCAGCTGAATGCAAATGATGAGTCGATTGCACAGTTTGCCGCCGAAGCTGAACAACGTTCAACTGCCTATACAGATGCACACATTTCGAACAAAGGTAACCCGCATGGTGTAACAAAATCCCAGGTCGGTCTGGGGGAAGTGATCAATAAAAGACAGGCCACAAAAGATGAGTTTGACTTGCATCATAACGATCAAACACGGCATGTTACTGAAGATGAGAGAAATAAATGGAATGGAAGTCAAATTTTTAATATTACCGGGGACAATGGACAAGCAAAGGTATATATAAGCGCCGAAGATGACTTTCAAACGATCCTCCCTCAGTATACCGGACTGATACATTTTACGGCAGCCTCAGGAGCTATAAACGGACCAGGTGCGGCCGTTCGAGGGATTTGGACTTGCAACGCTTTAGGTAACTATGGTCAAGCGATCGCGTTTGACAATGCAAATAGAACCTATCGGAAAACAATAGCCGGGGGCAACTGGACTGACTGGACAGAATTAATTTCCGCGGAGAGTCTCGAGGCAAAGTTGGCGAACTTAACTTGGCACTTTCCAACGCTTTTAAACGAATGGGTTAATTATGCGGACAGCACTAAAGTTCGTTATACAAAAGATGCCACAGGTACGGTATTTGTTGAAGGTGCAATAGCAAAAGGGAAAATTGGTTTTAATATACCTGCATTCGTATTGCCGAAAGGATATCGGCCGTCCCGCGCTTTTCAGTTTGTAGGTGTAGCATCTCAATTGGGCATGTCCAATACTCCGCAGTATCATAGGCTGCAAGTGAGTGTTGATGGTAATGTCGTGATCGAAAACTGCTCAAATACAGTAAATCCAAATGAATATATCAGTTTAGGATTTAGTTTTAAGGCCGCATAAAATATGAAAGAGGGAATTAAAATGCCGGAAGCACCAGAACTGGATATATTCCAAAAAGAAGTTCAGGAGATGAAAGCTGATCAAAAATCACTCGAACAGCGCGTCAGTACACTCGAAAGAACATCAGACCGCCACGATCAGCAAATCATCTCGATTAACGAAAAGCTGAACAAAATCGAAGAGAATACAACCTGGATTAAGCGCAGCATCACAGGCGCGATAATTACAGCGGTCAGCACCGGCATCATCGGCGGCGCGATCGCTGTTTTTTATAATTTATTGCAGAAATAAGGGAGGACATCATCATGAAACATATCGACAAAGGCACGGTCGTCAGGACGGTGCTTCTTTTTATTGCGCTGGTCAATCAGACGTTGATCATGTTTGGAAAGCCGGTTTTGCCGGTCGCTGAAGATCAGATTCATACATTGGCGGATGCCCTGTATTCGGCCGGATCTGCGGCTTTTACGATCGCTGCATCGCTCGTTGCCTGGTATAAGAACAACTATGTGACGAGCAAAGGGAAAATGCAAAAAGAAGTTTTACAGAAAAAAGGTTTAACGAAATAAAGCTTCCTTTCAGACTTTCCAGAATTGAATTTGAAAAGGAATGATGAAGTTTGGTCAAAGTAATCAATAACTTTGTAAAAGTCAATCAATACACCCGTCCCGGGCTGAAGCTTGCGGCAGTCAAAGGCATCGTCATGCATTGGACGGCGACGCCCGGGGCTTCGGCATTGAATGAGCGAAATTATTTCAATGGCACATGCATTGCCGACAAGCGTTATGCGTCGGCTCATTATTTTGTCGACCGCCATGAGGCGCAGCATATTATTCCCGATCATGAAGTCGCATATCATGCGCATGATCAAAACCGCTGCTATGTCAGCTTTCTGAAGCCGAATGCCAATACCACGGCTCTCGGGGTCGAAATGTGCGTGGAAAAAGACGGTACCATCCATGAAGAGACGATTCGCAATGCGGCAGAGCTTGTAGCGGATTTGTGCAAGACATACGGTTTGTCCACAGATCGGATTGTCCGCCATTACGATGTCACTAACAAAGGCTGTCCAACCCCGTGGGTGAGAGATGCCGGCCAATTGTCAGCTTTCCGTAAAAGAGTAGATTCCCTTTTGGGGAGGAAAACCGTTTCCGTATCGGCTGCCTCCACCAGCCAGACAAGTTCATCGTCGGGCATTATCCTCAAAAAAGGAATGTCAGGCTCTCATGTGAAAAAGCTGCAAACACGCTTGGTCGCGGCCGGTTTTTCGCTGCCTAAATACGGCGCGGACGGAAGCTATGGAGACGAGACGGTGCATGCGGTTGTTTCTTTGCAAAAGAAAGCGGGAATTAAAGCCGACGGCATTTACGGTCCGTCAACTGAAAAAGCCCTCTCGGCCGCTGAAGCGTCAGCAGCCGGCAAGAGCAAGACGTGGACCCTTCCCGACGGCATTTATAAGGTGAAAAACCCGCTGATGAAGGGAACGGCCGTCACACAAATCCAGACAGCCCTTGCCGCTCTTTATTACTACCCTGATAAAGGGGCCAAAAACAACGGGATCGACGGATATTACGGAATGAAGACGGCAAATGCGGTGAAACGTTTTCAGCTGATGTACGGTTTGGGAGCGGACGGGATATACGGACCGAAGACAAAAGCGAAAATGTTGTCCCTTTTGAAATAA